GGAAACTTTAAATGGAACCAACTTCAGCTTTGTCTTATTATGACTTGATTTTGGCTGTAGCTCGTGAAGCTGGAATGGCTTATCATGGAAGTTCTGGCAATGAGAGGGGGATGATCCCGATAGATGCCCACGATATTGACCTTTGTAAAGATGTAGTAAATCAGGGAATCAGGATGTTTATTGCTGATGCCCCAGTACGAGGTTGGCGGTGGATGCGTAGGCTAATGTCTATAACCTTTGCCCTTACTTACACTGGGACAGCAGAAGCAGGAACAGCCACAACTTTAACTGATACCACAATTGCCACGACTTATGCCGACAATTATTTCAATGACTATATTATAACAATAACTGCTGGCACAGGCGTGGGTGAGACAGCTACAATCACTGATTATGATGGCACTCTGGGAAAGTTTACTTTTGCTGCTGGATTATCTGCTGGTAGCACACCAACTGTTACTACTAAATATAGAGTAGTAAGGTCTGCTGATATAGTTGATAATGATGGGTCGAGATATTATCTTGCTGAGAATTTCGGTGGTGAGGTAGACGGCCCAATTAAATACGCTGCCAGCACAGGTCACGGTGGTCCGATAGATTGGTGTGATGAATCTCGGATCCGAGCATTGCGAGCCGTGTCTGTTCAGTCTGGACACCCCAGTTTGGCAGCTATCAGACTATTAGAGCCTACAGCAAGTGGCACAGAAACAACTCGTAGATGGGAACTAATCGTGGACCCACAGCCAACAGCAGTAGAGTCTGTTGAATTCCCATATACCCTGTATTTTGATAAACTAAGGCTGGAAGTTGGTGAGCCAGATGCTGCCGGTGCGACTTATATCATTGACGCTGATAGGGATGAACCGATAAGTTATTTTGATGGTTGGATGGTTAGGATAATTTCTGGTACTGCAAAAGGAGCCTATGGTGCAGTGACAGCTTATGATAGCCGGGAAGGAGTGGCGATATGTACAGATGGTGGACTTGGTACGATAAGCGTTGCATCAACAGCACATGGTATGGCTACTGATGACATAGTGACAATTTCCGGGACAACTGATTACGATGGTATGTGGACGATCACCAGGGTTGATGATGACAACTATACATTTGTTGATACCTGGACCAGTGACCAAACGGGTACTTGGAAACAGCGACAGATCGAAGTAGCCGGTTGGTTGAAAGACACCGGCGTGAGTGCAGGGATTAATCCTGATAGTACGAGCATCTATTACCTGGAACCAGTACGTAATTTGCATCCTGCTGGGTTTAGATTCGACCAGGCAATTTTAGCTGCTTGTCTTGCAAAAGCTGAGATGCTGATCGAGGACATGACTGCTGGTTGGGTAAACATGTACAAAAAGACTGATTTGTCCCAGGCACACCAGATTGATGCCAGGTCAGCACCACGTCAATTGGGAAATATGGATGGTAGAGAACATCGTGATCGTTATTGGAAAGATGTCACTACTGACCACGATGTATAGTAAATAAAACGTAACATACAAAAGGAGATTAAAATGACAGCAAGTTGGTTTAAAAAGTGGAAAGAGATTGCACCTATTCGGTATAAAAATGTGAGGATAACCAGTGCAGAGATCCTGGCTCTTAATGCTACACCTAAAGAGCTTGTAGCTGCACCTGGTGCTGGTAGGGCTATTGAGTTTGTATCGGCTGCATTGTTCCTTGATTACGGGGCTGCAACTTATACTGGCAATGGTACTCTGATTGTTGAGGCAGTAACTGGCCCTGTGGTTTTGTCGGGAGTTTTACCTGCCGCTTCATTATTGCACAAAGCTGCTGATGGTTTTGCAGTTATGGCCCCATTATCTACTGGAATAGATCTGGTCGTTAATGATGCAATTGAACTGAAAGAGCCGACTGGGGAATGTACAGTTGGGGATGGTACACTAACTGTTCGTGTTGGCTATCGGGTTCATAGTTTTATTGATTATTAATACCCACAATAGTGGGATTTTATACGATGCCGGTAGCCGGGGATATTCCCCTTGTCCCCGGCAAGCCGGTTAGAGGAGTTAAGATGAAATTGCCATTTCCGAGTAAAGGAATTTTCAAAGGGCGAGCAGCTTGTGAACAGCCGATGATAACTACACCTGATATGGATAATGTGCGATTGTATGATGTGCTTGGTAACAGAGCACGTGGAGGTCAGCGTCCTGGTTTGGATAAATTATATTCACAACGAATCGGCGGAGGAGTTATGCCAATAGTTGCTATATGTTCTGTTACGGTGGTGGATTAATATGATATATGTAGCTGGTGTAAGGGTCGGTGGAAAATCAGTATGGGCTTATAACAACGCTGGTGTTTTACAATGGTCTTATGATACCGGCGGACAAGCACGGCGTGTTCTTACTGATGCTGCAAACAATGTTTACATTGGTGGTGCTAAGGCAGATAATGGTGACGGCAATGGTACGAGAAATTTATGGAAATTAAATAGTCTTGGGGAATATATCACTGGTGTTCATGTTCAAGGTTCTGCACAGGTATATGATATTGCCCTTGATAGCAATTATATTTATGTAGCTACTGCTGCTGGTGCAGCCAGACTGACAGCTTCTTTAGGCAGTGAAACCGATATTGTACTTTTGGCAGGAATAGCCGGTGGAATTGCTGTTGATTCAGATGGAAATATCTTTATCGGTGGTTATAATCCAGCAGCGAATCTTTATAAATATGATTCTGGTTTAGTACAAAAATGGACAAAAACACCCAAAGCTGTTGCAAATGTTCGTGGCGTTGATATATTATCTAATGGAAATGTTGTAATAGGCTTTGAAACCGGTGATAGTGATACAGTTTGGTGCTATGACACAGATGGAACCAAGCAATGGGATAATTCAGAAGCAGCCACTGTTGTATATTGTATAGCAATAGCTGATGATATTGTTTATGTAGGTGGTAGTACTGCTGCTAAACAATTTGTTGCTATTGATGCAGACGGGAATACGTTATATTCAATAGATATTGGTAATACGGTATGGGATATTGGTGTAACCTCTGATGGTGTTCCATATTTAGCTACAAATAGAACTGTTGGTACTGATTCTGTATATAAAGTAGATACTGATGCTGAAACGGCTGTTGCTTTCGCTGATACCGTAGGTCATTGTTACGGGGTAACAGGAGAGGGGACAATATCAACTTCTTTTTTAGTAGAAAAGAAATATTCCAAAAAACTCATGGCAGTTGCTAATAACCAACTTTGGTATGAATCTGCGGTTGACACGATGGCTGTTTTAGATGCCTCTGCCGTATATGGTGAATTAGATACATCATTACCCTTGTCTATGTTCGAGGCATATCAGAAATTATTTATAATCAATAAATCGAATTTTAAAATAGCTGATTTTGTTAATGTAAAATTGACTACTAACGCTGGTGGGATTGGTGCGAATCCACCCGATCATGGAAATTTATTGACGTGTGCATTAACTGGTGCTAAGATAGTAGTTGATTATATTACAAGTTTTGTAGATGATGCCGCAGTTACTATTTATGGTAAACGTATCACTGCTACCAAATTTTCCAGTGCAGATGTAATAGCCGGGACAGATGATGATGACAATGTAATTTCAATCACATTGGGTGCTGATGAAGCAGCCGGACCATTTTGGTATGATTATACTACTTACGGTAATGCTGCCGGGAGTGATACCACTTATGGTGCTTTACCATCTAAAGCTACACTGGGTTGTCTTTATAGAGGTAGGGTAGTTATATCGGGAGATCCAAGTCATCCTAATGAATGGTATATGTCACGACAGGCACATCCATTTGATTTCGTAGTTACTTCTGCTGATGTGCAATCGGCAATTGCCGGCAATAATACAGATGCGGGAGAAGTTGGTGATATTGTAACATGTCTTATTCCTTATAAAGATGATTACTTGGTATTTGGATGTGCAAGTTCTATCTGGCTTTTGGCCGGGGATCCAAGAAGTGGCGGCACACTTGGAGAATTTAGCCTGACTACAGGTATATTCGGGCCACAAAGTTTCTGTTGGGACGATCAGGATAACTTGTATTTCTGGGGTATAAATGGAATCTATAAAGCTACTGTGCCTGGTAATTGTATCTGTCTAACAAAAGATGCACTGCCGGATATAGTTGCGGATGAAGCAATTAATTTTTCCACGCATCGTATTACAATGTCCTATGATAGACAACGATATGGTATTCAAGTTTGTATTACGGTATTGGCTACCGGGGTGAATTCAAATTATTTCTATGACCTGGCGACCGAGGGGTTTTTTCCTGAATCTTATCCTACTACAAGCGGCATGTTCAGTTTGTTTAATTACGATGCCGAGAGTCCTGGATATAGAAAAATGATCATGGGATGTAACGATGGTTATCTTCGATATTTTAATAATTCATTAAAAAGTGATAACGATACTGCCGATGCTGTCGGTGTTGGAACCATTCCTATAGATAGCCATGTAACTTTCGGTCCATTACAAATGGGTGATACCCCAGCAAAAGAAGGGAAATTAACTGGATTAATACTGGTTTCTGCTGGTGGTGCATCAGGTGGTTCTGATTCAAACGATATAGACTGTGAGGTTTTTGTGGCTTGGTCAGCAGAGGAAATTATAGAGAAATTAACTGCGGCAACAAGAGTACCCAATTTTTCAAAAACAATTACGGCCCCTGGTAGAAGCCGGGGTAATAGTTTAAGACGAAAAATAAGAGGTGTTTACGCTGGCTTACGCCTGGGCAACAACACCGTAGGCGAAACGTGGGGTTTTGAACAATTAATAGTTGATTCTAAAGTATCGGGAAGGTTAAAATAAATGGCAACATCAGTAGATGAAACAATGAAATTGTTAGATGAGATTATCGCTCGGTATAAGCCTGGTGGTGAGTTCGGTAAACCTGAAGCGGCCCTATTAAAACGGGCTAAAGTAAAATCTTTGGCTGAAACTGCCCAGGGTTTAGTAACTTCTGGTTTAGCGGGAACAACTGCCGGTGCTGGTGCGGGACAAAGATGGGAAGAAGAAGTTGGTATGCCTGCTAAATTGCAACTTGAAGATATACGAAGTCAACGATTAACTGGAGCTATGGGTGCGAAGGCTGGTTATCTCGAACGGTTAGGAGAACGACAGCAACAGGCAATAGAAGCTAAGAGGCGAAGACAACTTGAAGCAGAACAATCCGTAGCTGCACGTAGCCAAGCAAACTGGGAAGCATCAAGAAATTATATGCAGGATCTATTTGGTGGTCGTGGTCAACAAACTGGTGGTGGTGCTGCTCCAACTGGTGGTGGATATGGCGGTGACTATGGTGGTGCTGGTGCTTATACTGGTGCTGGTGGTGCTGGTGGTGCTGGTGGTGTTGAATTACCAAGCACTTGGGGTGCTGGATACGGGCCGATGTTTGAAACAGGGGCAGAGGCTGCTGAAGCTGGTGGTGAAACCTATGCTACAGGTATGGGGGGTGGAGCGGATTTAAGCGGAGCACCGGCACATGTTAAAAGTTTTGCCAATTATTTTAATTACGCAGCTACTTTATATAATAAAACAGGACGAAGAGTGGAATCTCAACCAGCAGCACGTAGTGCTTTAATAGAAATGGGTTGGAGAGGAGAATGAGTTTAGTCTCTACAATACGCGATGGCGATTGGGTAGGTCTAAGGCGAGCCATACAGAAACTCGCATCTGAGAAACTTGGCCCGGAAGCAAGTCCTACTTTTGCTGGCGTTACATTAGGTAACACTGGTTTGCATTTATTAGATACAAATGCAAGTCACGATCTAATTATAGCCCCCGGATCAGATTTAACAGCGGATAGGATATTAACTCTTACAACAGGGGATTCTGATAGAACTATTACTTT